TACATTGGTCTACTTGCAAAAGAATTTGAAATGCGTAAAGCTGCAAAGGCATTTAGTAAATCTAAACTGTCCGATACTGGTGATATTGATATCAACAAATTGGCAACATATCGCTTCGATGATAACATCTTCCGTAAAGTGATGATGACACCAAAAGGTAAGAACCACGGTTTGGTTCTGTTGCTCGACAAGTCTGGTTCTATGTCAAACAACATGGCAGGTTCAATCGAACAGATTTTGGTTCTTGCCATGTTCTGTCGCAAAGTGAATATTCCTTTCGTTGTATATGGTTTCGGTGATTCAATTGAAGCAAACATGGAAGATTTGAGTATCAACCAAAACAACTATGATGAGAGAATGAAATATTCTTCTTCAAATCGTGAATCGTTTGAAAATTCAGTTAAGTCTTTGGGACTCAGCCAAGTATTCTTGCGTGAGTATTTGAACAATAAAATGACCAATGCTGAATTCAATTCTGCTTTGCGAAATATGATTCTGTTGAAAAAATCATTTGAAGGCGGTCGTTATGGTCGTGCTTGTGGTCGTCCTGAAAGTGAACATCTTTCAAATACACCATTGAACCAAGCGATTGTGGCCACTGCCGAAATTATGAAGAATTTCAAGGCATCTAATAACCTTGATATGACCAGTTTGGTAATTGTTCACGATGGTGATGCCGATTCTGTAAATTACTATAATGTAATGCGTGATGAAACTGACCGTGATGGTAAGATGGTAAAGAAGATGCGTTATCAATCTATCGATACCTACAACACCAATATTGTTTTGCGTGACAGTAAAAACAATTTTGAAGTGAAAATGAAACCTACTCGCAACCGTGATGAAATGACACACTATCTTCTTTCTTGGTTCCGTAAAGTGACTGGTGCTAAAGTATTTGGTTTCTTCCTGATTCCTGATTCTCGACCAGCGTGGGTTCGTAGCACAATCAGTTATCGTTATGTCATGGAAGATGGCAAAACCTATGCTGAAAAATATCAAGAAGCACAGAAAAGTATTGAAAGATGGCAAGAACAACAAGCCATCGATTTGCAAGTGAAAGAACTTACCAAGAAATTTAAAACTGATAAGTTTCTTGTATCGAATACTCCTGGTTTCAATTCTTTCTTCTTGGTTTCTGGTGGTGATGACCTGAAAACCGAAAATGAAGAAATTGAAATTGAGGGTAAAGTGACAGCAAACAAGTTGAAAACTGCCTTTATGAAAATGAATAAAAAGAAGCAAATCAACCGAGTGCTTGTCTCCAAATTCATTCAAGGCATCGCTGCCTGAGTGTTGTTTTTACGCAACATGGCTGGTTGACAATTCAATTCAGCCATGTTACAATTGATGTATCAAACTTGATGAGGTAATTATATTATGACTAAGCGTGCCGAAATTCGTGAAAAGTTTATCAATGCTGTTGTTGCTCTTGGTAAACCTACTGTAACGACCGATGAAATTAAAGAAATTTGCAGTAAAGTTGACATTGCTCATCCTTACTGGTTTACTAATGATGATGCCAATCGTGTAAAGCGTGGCGTTTATAAAGTGCCTGGTTCTGCCTTTGTTGCACAACCTGCTCAAACAATTGCTCTACAAGCACAGGTAGTTCCAATGACTAAACCAGTTGAAAAATCCGAACACAAAATTCAAAATGTCCAAACTGACTTGGACAATACAAACCTAGTTCCAAATGTTTACAAAAATTATGTACCATTTGGTAACTTTGATGATGTTTATTCAATCGTTCAATCGATGCGATTCTTTCCCGTTTTCGTATCAGGTCATTCTGGTAATGGTAAAACAATGTCGATTGAACAGGCATGTGCCAAAGCAAAACGCAAATTCGTTTGCGTATCAATGACACCTGAAACCGATGAGAGTGACCTTCTTGGTAACTATGTTCTTATCGATGGTAATATGGAATGGCGTGATGGTCCTGTGACCACTGCTGCTCGTCAAGGTGCCGTTCTCTGTATCGATGAGATTGATTATGGTGCTCAAAACCTTTCTTCACTACAACGGGTGCTTGAAGGTAAACCTTTCATGTTGAAAAAGAAAGGTGAATTGATTACACCTGCACCTGGTTTTACAGTATTCGCTACTGCAAATACTAAAGGTAAAGGTTCTGATGATGGTCGTTATATGTTTACCAATGTGCTTAACGAAGCATTCCTTGAACGATTCCGTACCACAATGGAACAAGAATTCCCTCCTGTTAAAACTGAGCGTAAGATTGTCGAAAAAGAATTGACCTCTGTTGGTCGTGCCGACAATGATTTCGCTGAGAAACTTGTTACATGGGCTGATGTGATTCGCAAAACTTTCGCCGATGGCGGTTGCGATGAAGTGATTTCAACCCGCCGTTTGGTTCACATTGTTGAAACCTACGGTATCTTTGGTGACAAAATGAAGGCAATTACTTTGTGTTTGAATCGTTTTGATGATGACACCAAGGCATCTTTCCTTGACTTGTATACCAAAGTTGATGGTGGTGCAACGGCAGAACAAATCCTTGCCCCTGTAATTGAATCTGAAACACCTGAAGCAAAAGAAGGTGAAGATATTCCTTTCTAATAATCGTTCGGCACTTCTCCCACAGGTAAAACTGTGGGAGTTTTTTACACATTTACCTGTATAAGTGTTGACAAACAAATCTTAATCTGATAGAATTAATCTAATTTGAGAGAACGGTCTCCTCTCAAATGTTCCTAATTGTGAGACCATTTTATTGGAGTATTTTGTAATGACTACTAAATCTAAAATCCTTTCTTATCTTTCTAAAGACGGCGGTTACAACACTTTGACTGCACAGAAGATGCAATCTGTTTTTGGTGTTGCAAATCCTTCTGCAGCTATCAATGACTTGCGTAACGAAGGTCATGCGATTTATTTGAATTCTCGCATCAATTCAAACGGTGAGAAAGTTTCTTTCTACCGTCTAGGCACACCTACTAAGCGTATGGTTGCCGCTGGCATCGCCGCAATTCGTTCACAAGGTGAGCGTGCTTTTGCCTAATTTTAAGGTTTAAAGCAATGAGGAAGTGATACATATAGGTACCACTTCCTCTTTTTCGTTTATGGAGTTGTCATGGAAATTAAAGTTGAATTAGAAAAACTAAGAAAAAATAAACTGTTTATTGCGACACCAATGTATGGTGGCATGGCACATGGTTTGTATATCAAATCATGCCTCGATTTACAGACAACTATGAACAAATATGGAATCGAAACTAAGTTTTCGTTTTTGTTCAATGAATCACTTATCACACGAGCTCGAAATTACCTAGTTGACGAATTTCTCCGCTCAGACCACACACACATGTTATTCATTGATTCGGACATTCACTACAATCCACAAGATGTTCTTGCTCTCATGGCATTGGACAAGGATGTAATTGGTGGTCCGTATCCTAAAAAATCTATCAATTGGGGTAATGTCGCACAAGCTGCCCGTTCACACCCAAATATGGAACCAAGAGAACTAGAATCTCTTGTTGGTGAATATGTTTTCAATGTCGTAAAAGGCACAAAACAATTTACTGTTACAGACCCACTTGAAGTCATGGAAATCGGCACAGGTTTTATGATGGTTAAACGGGAAGTATTTGAAAAAATGGAAAAAGAATATCCAATGATTCGATACAAACCAGACCATGTTGGACAAGCTAATTTTGATGGTACTCGTTACATTCATGCTTACTTTGATACAGTAATCGACACAAAAGAATCCATCGTTGGAGGCGGTTCTGACCGTTATCTAAGTGAAGATTATATGTTCTGTCAAATGTGGCGTAAGATGGGTGGACAAATCTATCTGTGTCCATGGATGAAAACTCAGCATATCGGCACATATGCGTTTACTGGCAACATGCCTGCTGTAGCACAATATACAGGCAAACTGTAATGGCAACAAAAGAGGAAATTAAAAAGTCCCAAAATACAACGACCGGTGGTCGCAAGTTTGATGGTGGTAAACTGCAATATGGTTTACTTCCACCACTTGCGTTAAAAGCCACGGTCGATGTGTTGACTTTTGGTGCAGAAAAGTATGAACCTGACAATTGGAAAGTTGTGCCAGATTCCAAACGCAGGTATTTTGATGCATTACAAAGGCATATGTGGGCATGGAAAGAAGGTGAACAAATGGATCCAGAATCCGGCAGACACCATCTTGCACATGCACTTTGTTGCCTCATGTTCTTGTATGAGCATGATACAATGTATTCTGTTGATAAATCTTAATTATGAGGTGTTAAATGAAACTATCAAATGAAACTCTATCTGTATTGAAAAACTTTGGAACAATCAACCAAGGTATCTATTTCAAACAAGGTAAAACTCTTAAAACTGTATCTTCACATAAAAACATTCTTGCTGAAGTTACAATCAAAGAAGAAATTCCCGCTGACTTTGGCGTGTATGACTTGAACAATTTCTTGTCAGTTGTGTCTCTACACAAAGACGACCCATCGTTTGAATTCGATGAGAAACATGTTGTAATCGTTGGTAACAAAGGTCGCAGTAAAATTAAATATCGTTTCTGTGAACCAACTATGATTGTTACTCCACCTGAGAAACAATTTGTAATGCCATCTGCTGAAATCAATTTCACTCTTTCAACGGAAGATTTTGACTGGATTCTCCGTGCGGCATCTGTTCTTTCTTCACCACATATTGCAATCGAATCTGATGGTAAGAAAATCAGTATCGTTACACTTGATTTGCAAAATGATTCAGCACATACTGATGCACTTGAAGTTGCAGAAGGTAATGGCAGTAAATTTAAAATGATTTTCAAAACTGAAAACCTCACGAAAGTTTTGGCAGGTGCATATGAGATTGCCATTTCTTCTAAAGGTGTATCACACTTCAAAAACAAAAACTTGCCACTCCAGTATTATATTTCTACTGAAGCGGGTTCTAAGTTTGAGGCTGCCTAATGTTAGTTTGGTTTACTAATTCATATGGTCGCCAAGTTGCGATTGATAATCGTCATGTAGTAAATGTTTATGATGTGGCTGGGAATACATTTGTTGTAACGACAAATGGTTCAATTTTATTGAATGACCCAATCCTTGATGTTGTATCTCGTTTGAATACAGCAAATTAAATTATTATTTTTGTGAAAGGTTTATATTATGGAACATCTGTTGTGGACAGAGAAGTATCGGCCACAGACAATCGAGGATTGTATCCTTCCCGAGCGTCTAAAGAAACCCTTTCAGGAGTATGTGAATCAGAAAAACATTCCCAATCTCCTGTTGAGTGGTGGTGCTGGCGTAGGCAAGACCACCGTTGCGAAAGCCATGTGCAACGAAATCGGTTGCGACTACATGGTAATCAATGGTTCTGATGAAAGTGGCATCGATACTTTTCGTACCAAAATCAAGAACTATGCTTCTTCAATGTCTCTATCTGGTGGTCGCAAGGTCATCATTATTGACGAAGCAGATTATCTAAATCCAAATTCAACACAACCTGCACTTCGTAATGCGATTGAAGAATTCGCACCGAACTGTTCGTTTATTTTTACTTGTAACTACAAGAACCGAATCATTGAACCGCTTCACTCTCGTTGTGCGGTAATTGACTTTGGTTTGAAGAATGGTGAAAAGGCCAAGATGGCCGCATCGTTTTTTAAGAGAATTCAGACAGTTTTGCAAAGTGAAAAAGTTGAGTTTGATGACAAGGTAATTGCTGAACTTGTTAAGAAACACTTTCCTGATTTTCGCCGTGTCATTAATGAACTGCAACGCTATTCACAATTTGGAAAGATTGATACTGGCATCCTTGCACAAATTGGTGATGTATCAATTACAGAAATTGTAAAGTATGTTTCTACAAAAGACTTTGGTGCGATTCGTAAGTGGGTTGCATCGAATGAAATTGATAGTAACACATTGTTCCGTAAATTATATGATGCAATGTATGATGTTATGAAACCAACATCTATACCTCAAGCAGTTTTGATTCTTGCAGACTATCAATACAAAGCTGCCTTTGTGGCAGACCAAGAAATCAATACAGTTGCATGTTTGACTGAGTTGATGGTGAATTGCGAGTTTGTATGATAGAATTATTTAAACCCACTATTGAATGGATTAAGGATGATTGGACTTCTGGTCGTTTTCGCTTTATTGTCGAGCTTCTTGCTTGGGCTATTAGTATTGGTTGCTCAATCACAATGGCACTTACAGTCCCCACTCCGCCTTTGCTCATTCTATACCCTATTTGGATTGTTGGTTGTGCTATGTATGCTTGGGCTGCATGGACTAGGAAGTCCTTTGGAATGCTCGCCAACTATATTCTACTTACCACAATCGACACAATCGGTCTAGTAAGGATGTTGTGATGAGTAATCCATTTGATTATGTTAATGCCATCTTACAAAATAAGAAACAGTTAATTGTCGATGAGATTACAGAAAAGGATTATACTCCCTTTCTGGTGAATAGGTCTTTGAGTTATCATAAAGACTGTCTAATGTATGCGAATGAAATGAATCGCAGACACTTTATCGACAAGAAACTGCAATTTGACTTTTTACTAAATACCGTGCGGTCAACCAAAAGACCGTTTGCGAAGTGGGTAAAATCTGAGAAAAGTGACGATTTAGAATGTATTAGAACTGTCTATGGTTTCTCCGAACTAAAAGCCCGTGAGGCTCTCCGCCTTCTTAGCAAAGAACAAATCCAACAATTAAAAGAACAAACCCAAACGGGTGGATTAAGTAAGAGGTAATGATGGTAGATTTGACTAAATTTATTGAGGTCAGCCTAGGAGAACAAGACGATTTTCTGAAAGTAAGAGAGACACTTACTCGGATTGGCGTATCTTCTCGTAAGGAGAAAGTCCTTTATCAATCTTGCCATATTCTTCACAAACAAGGTCGTTACTACATTGTTCATTTCAAAGAGTTATTCGCATTGGATGGAAAACCATCTAATCTAACCGAGAACGATGTTCAAAGAAGAAATGCAATTGCGAACCTATTAGAAGAATGGGGATTGATAAAAATTTTGAACAAAGATTTGATGAAAGATAATATTGCACCTCTACATCAAATTAAGATTATTTCATTCAAAGAAAAAGATGAATGGCAATTAATCACCAAGTATAACATAGGTAAGAAAACACAAGATTATTGACATGGTGAATTATCATGGACAAAAAAGTGAAAGTAATAAAACTGAAGAACAGATATTCTTCAGAGGTAGTATATACAGAAAACTATGATGATGTTCGTAAAGAAGGCAACTACGAATTCATCATGGTTTATCACGCAGAGAATCCTGGCAGAATATTTTTAGTAAATCGCCAGGCCTATGAAATCGTGAATAAATAGATTTGTGACGCCTAATGGGTCACACTTTTGTAAACTCGCTTAAAAGGAGATAAACTATGACACTAGGACGCATTTCATTCGGTCCACTCACCCAAACTACATTGGGTTTTGATAGGTTTTTTGATGAAGTCGAAAAACTAATGAGCATGGATGTTCAAAAAACTGTATCCAATTTCCCACCACACAACATCATTAAACTAGATGATTCTCGTTATGTCGTAGAATTGGCCGTTGCCGGCTTTTCTAAAGACGAAATTGAAATCTCTGTTGAAGATGATACACTAACTGTTAAGGGTGAGAAAAAGGAGAAAGAGACTGAGGTTCAATACATTCACCGTGGTATTGGAACAAGGTCATTCACCAAAACACTCACTATCGCAGATACAATTGAAGTGAAAGGTGCTGAGTTCAAAGATGGTATTCTTCGCATTGGTTTGGAGAATATTGTTCCTGAACATAAGAAACCACGCAAGATTGAAATTGGTTCTGAATTGAAAGAATTCAAACCACAACTTCTGCAAGAACAGAAAGCTGCGTAACCGAGTGGGGCATTTCGCCCCACTTTTTTAAATTATGGAGATATTATGAAGCGTGATAAGAATTTCAAACTGAGCAAACAAACGAAGCGATACATGGCAACCATTATTGACCCTGTTAAAAGGTCACAGTTTAAAAATGCCATGATTGAAGCTGAGATTGCAGGCGCTCAACCTTTTAAATCAGACAAGAAAAACAAAAAAGATTCTGCATCAGCATGAAGCAGAAGTTCATTGACGCCCATATGGCGACAGCAGAGGTCTATGCAAAACTTTCCTCTGCAAGACGCTTACAGGTAGGTTGTGTTGTTGTAAAAGATAATACAATCATTGGTATTGGTTACAATGGTATGCCATCAGGATGGACAAACGATTGTGAATACAAACACTACATGGACAGAGATGCCGGTGGTTGGTTGAATCCTGATGAGATTGAAGAACGATGGCAATATCTTGAAGAAGATGGTGGTCGTTATACTTTAAAAACCAAACCAGAAGTATTACATGCCGAAACAAATGCGTTAGCAAAGATTGCACGAAGCACCAATTCAAGTGATGGTGCATCTTTGTTCGTTACACATGCACCTTGCCTTGATTGTGCGAAATTAATTTTTCAATCAGGTATCAACAATGTGTATTACAGAAACAGTTACCGTGATGAAAAAGGTACCGACTTTTTAAAACAATGTGGTGTTGAAGTGAGTAAAGTATGAAAACATTTACCTCAAAAGTTCTTGAAATATGCGATAATGGTGATGCAATCGTAGAATTGCCACCTGAATTATTGGAAGAAACGGGATGGAAAGAAGGCGACACCCTTGATATCTCCGAAAAGAATGGCAATATCATTATTAAAAAAATCGATGAGGAACATAGGAAAAAATCATTAGACAAATAATGGTTTATTGACTATACTATTAATAAGTATTATTGATTCAGTAATACTGATTGAATTTAACTATTAGGAGATTTAAATGAAAACCGTAGGCGATAAATTAGAATCGTTTGTAGTGACAGGTGTAAAACCCGGTCAACCTGAAGATGCTTTCTTCCCAATTACAGAAGAATCTTTTCCAGGTAAGTGGAAAGTAATTGTTTACTATCCAAAAGATTTCACATTCGTATGTCCAACTGAAATTGTTGCATATGATAAATTGGCACAAGACTTTGAGGACCGTGATGCAGTTCTATTGACTGGTTCGACAGACAACGAATTCTGTAAAGTGGCGTGGCAAAAAGCACATCCAGATTTGCAGAAGATTAAACACATTCAGTTTGCAGATGTTAGCCGTGATTGGGAAAAATCTCTCATTCAACAATTAGGTTACTTCTATGAACCTGCTGGCGCAGCATTACGAGTTACATTGATTGTTGACCCAAAGAATGAGATTCAACATGTTACAGTTAACAACTTGAATGTTGGTCGTAATCCAGAAGAAACATTGCGTATTTTGGATGCATTGCAAACAGGTGAACTCTGTGCATGTAATCGTGCAGTAGGTGGAGAAACACTATAATGGCATTCATCGATTCTGTTAAAGAAGCGTTGCCTGACTATGCAAAAGACGCCAAGTTAAACCTTGATGCGGTTCTTTTGCGTAGCACACTCAATGCAGATGAAGCGATGGGTTGTGCAGTTGCCGCTTTGGCCGCAACTGGTAATGGTAAATTACTAGCGGTTCTACTTGCTGATGCACCCGTTGAAGCAAATGCCGCTATGACTGCTGCAAGTTTGATGGCACAAAACAATGTGTGGTATCCATATGTTGAGATGGCAGAAGATGAGCAACTCAAAGGACTACCTGCACAACTTCGCATGAACGCAATTTCAACTCATGGTGGTACAACCAAAGAAAGATTTGAGGCATATTCTCTTGCCGCTTCTATCGTTGGTAAATGTCACTTCTGTGTTAAAGCACACTATGATGGTCTGAAAAAGATGGGTTATAGTGTTGAACAACTGAGAGATATCGGAAGAATCGCATCAGTTATGAATAGTGTGGCGAAAGTGTTAAATTCGTAGATTGTTTTAATGATTTTGCGTATTGATATTCTTTAGAGTTTCATATAATATAGTATTGTGGAAATATTTCCACTTCTTTTAAAAGGAGAATATTATGTGGACAAAACCTGAAGCGGTAGAAATGCGTTATGGATTTGAAATCACGATGTATATCGCAAATCGCTAAATAAATAGGAGTCCGGTCGCAATGACCGGACAACCTTTATGATGGAGTTATATGATGTTAGTTCTACCTGATGATATGATTGGCCGCCCTATCGGCTTTACCTGTTCCACTTTTGACCTCTTACATGCAGGTCATATTCTAATGTTGGCAGAATGTAAATCTGTTTGTGACCACTTAATTGTTGGTCTACAATCTGACCCAACAATCGACAGACCAAATACAAAAAACAAACCAGTTCAATCAGTAGTTGAAAGATATGTTCAACTATCTGCCGTAAAATTCGTAGATGAGATTATCGTCTATGACACCGAAAAAGACCTAGAAGATTTGTTGATGTTCTTACCTATCACAGTTCGTATTTGTGGTGAAGAATATAAAGATAAACCTTTAACAGGTCGTGAAATTTGTGATGCAAGAGGTATTAAAACATACTACAACTCTCGCACACATCGGTTTAGTTCTTCCGAATTGAGACAAAGAACCTATCAATCTGAATTGAATAAGAAAGTTTAAAATGACTAAAGTTTTTACCGATGTGCAGGTCTTTATGACCGCTGCAGGGCAAACCACATCTGAAACCAACATTCCACAATCGTCACTTTATCACAATCTAATTGTTGAAGAATACAACGAATACATTCAAGCAAAAAATGCCAAAGATGAAGTTGAAGAAATTGATGCCTGTTTCGATATGATTTGGGTAATTGTAGGGTATATGTTGTCGAAAGGTTGGGACTGTGAAAGAATTTGGGATGAAGGCGCACTAAGTAATTTGAAGAAGATTGATAAAGAGACCCGAAAGGTGTTGAAACGAGAAGATGGTAAAGTTTTGAAACCTGAAGGATGGCAACCACCTAACTTTAGTAAGTTCGTTAAATAATGGCATTTTTAGTCCACAACCTACCACCTGTTCAATGTTTTGTTAAGAAAGAATTCTTATACGATTTCGAAAAAGGTTATGGTGAATACGAACCATGTCTTTGGATGACCATGAAGTGTATCAAAGGACAGGCATTCCGAATCGAAGCACTATTGCCCAATTATGGTGCTTTATATGATAAACTACCACTACATGCCTTCGTATCAAGGCAAGATAACTTAAAAGATGCATCTTTGCCTCTGGACTACTTGCAAATTTGGGACGCTTTGAGTTATAATTTTACTGTCATTGAAAAAGACAACCTTCGTATGTTGAAGTGTAAGTTCTTGGACAAGGATAGAAAATGGCACTTCGGTGAGTATATGTTCACCGTAGATTTTTGCCAAAATGACCCTGGTTATCTTAATACAGGATTTTCTGAAACAGTAGAAGAACATAAGAGTTATAATTTTATTAAGTTGGATAACGGACAATTTGCCGCACAACCAAACAATAAAACATTATTCTATGATGCTTCTTTGACTGTACCAGAGTTTAAGATTCCAGATTTTAAAATTGCAACAAAGTTATATTCAGTAGAGAAATTCAATAAGCATTCTGCTCGAAATAACAATGATTTTTTCTACGACTTTAAGGAAAGAAAAGAATGAACACCCGTGAAATTGCTAAGAAACTCGCCATCGAAAACAAAATGCCCCGTGCAGAGAGATATGATTTGTTTCTCCGTGAATTCGATGATATGGTTGAGGTAATTGGATGGATGCAAGACCCGACCTCTGATATGAGAGATTTTCAAGGTCGAGAAATGTTATTCCCTAAACGATGGGTGACCATCGGTGTTGTTCCTGCGGAGACAAAGGTCAATGTATAAAGTGTATTATTATTTTGGAAACGGCAGTATGGTTTCCACTAAATGCTTCGATACTTTCCAAGAAGCAACAGACTTTTCTTTAAAACAACCGAGAGATTCGGTAATTGAGATTAAACACTATGACGATAAAACTAATAACATTCAAGACGAACCACACAATCCTGGCTCATACTGATGAAGAATTGGATAACAAACTATTCAACAGTTTCAAAATTAAACAACCAGTTCAAGTAGTTGTTCAACCAACAAAAGAAGGCCCGATGATGGGTTTCGCACCATTCTTGGATTATGCCGAAGAATTCAAAACAGGCATTGAAATTCAAAAGATTGATGTTCTTTGCGTAACAACTCCAGGCCGTGAACTAGAAAATCAATACAATCAGGTATTCGGTTCTGGCATTCAAATTGCCTCTGCAATTCCAAAAGTATGATACAATTATTGAATGAGTAAATATTACACCAATGTTGCCGTTCAAGGCAACAACATTCTTTTTAGAGGTGTCAAGAACGGTAGGCGAGTAAAGTTAAAAATACAATACTCGCCTACTTTGTTTTTGCCATCAAAGAAACCATCCGAATGGAAAACACTATTCGGTGATAATCTTGAGCCTATGAAGTTCAGCGACATTCGTGACGCTAAAGACTTTGTTCGCAAGTATGATGGTGTTGAGAATTTCAAAATCTATGGTAACGACAGATTCGAATATTCGTTTATTGCGGATGAATTTGTTGGACAAATTGATTGGGACATTCAACACATCAACATTGCCATTATCGATATTGAGGTGGGTTCTGAGAATGGTTTCCCAGACCCATACAAAGCAACTGAACCTATTACTGCCATCGCATGGAAAACATTGAATGGTGGTACTACTGTTTATGGTTGTGGTGACTACGAAACAAAAGGTGAAGAAGTCTATATCAAATGCGATAGTGAATCAGACCTTTGCAAAAGATTTCTGAAAGATTGGTCTGAAAATTGTCCCGATGTTGTCACAGGTTGGAACATTGACTTCTTTGATGTGCCGTATCTTGTCAATAGATTTCGTATGGTTCTCGGTGCAGATGAAGCAAAGAAACTTTCTCCTTGGAACTACATGTGGGAAAGAAAGGTCACAATTAATGGCCGAGAATTGATTCAGTATAATATCGGTGGTGTTTCTGCCCTTGATTATATTGAACTGTATAAATGGTATGCGCCAGGTGGCAAGTCCCAAGAATCTTATAAACTGGATAATATTGCGAATGTCGAACTTGGCGAAAACAAACTCTCGTATGACGAATACGACAACCTACATCAACTGTATAGACTTAACTATCAAAAATTTATTGAATATAACATCAAAGATGTGGAACTTATCGTCAAACTTGAAGATAAACTAAAACTGCTTGAGTTGGCACTTACTCTGGCATATGATACAAAAACAAACTACGAAGATGTGTTCGCACAAACTCGTATGTGGGATGCTCTAATCTATTCTCATTTGCTTGAGAAGAAGATTATTGTCCCACCAAAAGTGATTCAAAGAAAAAATTCTGCATTTGAAGGCGCATATGTGAAAGACCCACAGGTCGGCATGCACGATTGGGTTGCATCGTTTGACTTGAACAGTCTGTATCCGCATCTTCTGATTCAATACAATATTTCACCAGAGACATTGATTGAACCAGAAAACCACACCCAAGAAATGCGTGATGTTCTGAAACAGAATGTCAATGTAAATAGTTTGTTGGCATCAGAAGTTGATACTTCCAAACTACATGGGTGTACCTTAACACCAAATGGTCAATTCTTTCGAACCGACATACAAGGTTTCTTACCAAAGATGATGGAAGAAATGTATGAAGATAGAAAGAAGTTTAAGAAAATGATGTTAAAGGCAAAACAAGATTATGTCAATGAAAAAGACCCGGTCAAAAAGGTCGAGATTGATAAACTTGTTGCACGATATAATAATCTTCAACTTGCAAAGAAAGTGTCTCTAAACTCCGCTTATGGTGCGTTAGGGTCACAGTATTTTCGATTCTATGATTTGCGACAGGCATTGGCAGTTACACTTGCCGGTCAATTGTCTATTCGTTGGATTGAAAATAAGTTAAATCAATACATGAATAAACTATTAAAGACTGAAAATGAAGATTATGTTATCGCCTCTGACACAGACTCGATTTATCTCCGCCTTGGTGAGTTGGTTAATAAAGTGTATTCGCAGACAAAGGATCCTAACCGAATCATCGAATTCATGGATAAAGTTTGTGAAGATAAAATACAACCTTTTATTGACCAAAGTTATCAGGAACTTGCTTCGTATGTCCATGCGTATGCCCAAAAAATGCAAATGAAGCGTGAAGCTTTATCCGACAAAGGCATTTGGACTGCAAAGAAACGATACATTCTCAATGTGTATAACAACGAGGGTGTTCAATATGAAGAACCACAAATGAAAGTGATGGGTCTTGAAATGGTTAAGTCATCTACTCCGGCAGTTATACGAGAGAAGATGAAACAAACTATTTCATTGATTGTAAATGCCACAGAAGAAGATGTTCAGGACTTTATTGAGAAGTTCAAACAAGAATTCAAAACTTTACCACCAGAAGATGTTGCGTTTCCCCGTGGCATCAATGGTCTCAAAGATTATTCTGATTCTGCCACACTCTACAAGAAAGGCACACCAATTCATGTGAGAGGTGCGATTCTTTACAATCATATGTTGAAAGAAAAAGGACTTACTAAATCTTACCCTCTGATTCAAGAAGGCGAGAAATTGAAGTTCACATATCTTAAAACACCAAACCCAATGAAAGAAGATGTTGTTTCTTTCCCTGTTCGATTGCCAAAAGAGTTTGGTTTGCAAGAGTATGTAAATTATGACTTACAGTTTGAGAAAGCCTACATAGAACCTATCAGAGTTATTCTCAATTGTATCGATTGGAAAACAGAGAAACAATCTTCACTAGAGGACTTCTTCGCATGACCCAAATCCTATTACCGTTTTTAACTGCGATTGCATTGTCTGGAATTGCCGCATTTTATTCGGTAATAGGACTTGCACAAATCTTTCCAGGTTCATTTTGGCCAATTATTCTAATGGGTTCAGTATTAGAAGTTGCAAAATTGGTGACAGTATCTTGGTTGTATAATAACTGGAAAGAAACCAACAGAGTTATGCGATACTATTTTAGTGTTGCAATTGTTTTGTTGATGTTGATTACTTCAATGGGTATCTTTGGTTATCTTTCAAAGGCACACCTTGAATCAAATGTTGTTCTTGGTGCAAATAGTGTTCAAATAAAAACATTAGAGACACAAGAAAAGATTGCCAAAGATAGATTAACATATCTCTTACAGAGAGCAGGTGACCCGGCAACTGCATCTAATCGAATCGACAAACAGATACAAGAAACACAGGCAGAATTAAAACGAATTTCAAATGAAAAACTTCCTCTCTTAGCAGAAGAAAATAAGTTAGCGGCAGAGATTGGTCCTATCAAGTATATCGCCGAAGTTTTCTATTCAAAAGATGACCCTAACTTTATAGATAAAGCAGTAAGAACAGTTATTTTCATTATCATAATCGTTTTTGACCCACTTGCGATTCTATTGTTGATTGCATCACAACAGACATTACGAAACATAAAAATACCTGAAGCGGTTGTGCCAAGTAAGAAGGCAAAAAAGAAAAAAGAACTTGACACACCTAGTGGTCCTAGTTTAGAATCCTTCTTTAAAGATGATGGACTTGAACATATACCGAAAGACAAAATTGCCAAAATTGATGGAGATATAAAATGAGTTTACTTGAAAAATTGAAAAAGAATACAACGATTAAAGATTCTGCCATTCTGGCAAAGTCAAAGTTCTTTACTGAAAAAGATGTTGTATCAACCGAAGTGCCAATGGTGAATGTGGCATTGAGTGGTCAACTTGATGGCGGTCTGACACCAGGCCTTACGATGTGGGCAGGTCCATCGAAACACTTTAAAACCGCTTTTAGTCTATTGATGGCAAAGTCATACATGGACAAATATCCCGAGGCGGTTCTTTTATTCTATGATTCAGAGTTTGGCACACCAGTCAAATACTTTGAAACATTTGGTATCGATATGGACAGAGTGTTGCACACTCCATTGACTGATATTGAACAGTTGAAGTTTGATATCATGCAACAGTTACAAGAAGTAAATCGTGGTGATAAGTTGATGATTATCCTTGATTCTATTGGTAACTTGGCATCTAAGAAAGAAGTTGAAGATGCACTTGAAGGTAAGTCTGTTGCAGATATGTCGAGAGCAAAACAAGTTAAGTCTTTGTTCAGAATGGTGACTCCACATTTGACTATCAAAGATATTCCAATGGTAGTTGTGAATCACACATACAAAGAGATTGGTATGTTCCCGAAAGATATCGTTGGTGGTGGTACAGGTTCTTACTACTCTGCTGACAACATCTACATTCTAGGTCGTCAACAAGAAAAAGATGGCACAGAGATTGTTGGTTATAACTTTATCATCAATGTGGAAAAATCTCGTTATGTGAAAGAGAAATCAAAGATTCCTATTTCAGTATCGTTTGAAGGTGGCATTAACAAGTATTCAGGTTTGCTTGATATTGCTCTTGATGGTAATTTCGTTACAAAACCTGCAAACGGTTGGTATGCAAAAGTAGACCGCAAAACTGGTGAGATTGGTGACAAGAAACGATTTGCAGAAACACAAACTGCTGAATTTATGGAACCACTACTTGCAGATTCCGACTTCAAAGAATATGTGAGAGACAAATATGCTATCGCTTATGGTTCAATTATGGGAGAAACTCCAGTTTTGGAAGAAGCCGATGAAGCTTGAAAAGGGCAAACACTTTGATTATGTTGACTTTGACAACACCGACATAACAGGTATTATTTTAATGGTAGATGAATTCGAAAATGTAATCTACCATTATCATCGTGCCGAGATAAAGGAAGAAGGTGGTGTTGCAAGGTTAAGTTTCGGTTATACTATCGTTCATCCAGGTAATCACGACATAGATGACTTGAATAAAAATGAAAATTTTCATACAATGATGGGTGACATACTAACCGAAATTTTGATTGCTAAGGCAGATGATGAACAGATTAGAACAGATTATTCTAAAGAACTTAATTCACAATGAAGAATTTACTCGTAAGGTCCTGCCTTTCATAAAGGCAGATTATTTTTCTGACCAAACCGAAAAACTCGTATTCAAGGAAGTATTTGAGTTTGTTAACAAATACAAAAACCTCCCTACACACGAATCTCTTGTAATTAATATTACAGAGAAAACAAATCTAACTGAATCGCAAGTCCGTGATTCACTAGAATTGCTCAAAGACATTGACATTACCAAAGAAGAAAAGGTCGAACTGCAATGGTTGACCGAACAGACAGAAAAGTTTTGCCAAGATAAAGCCATTTACAATGCTATCATGGAATCTGTTTCGATTCTTGATGAGAAGAATGGTAAAAAAACTAAAGGTGAGATTCCACAACTTCTTGCTGATGCACTTGGTGTATCTTTCGACAGTAATGTTGGTCACGATTACATGCAAGACTTCAATGAACGATATGATTTCTATCATAGAGTAGAAACCCGTGTTCGTTTCGACCTCGATATCTTCAACAAGATTACTAAAGGTGGTCTGCCAATTAAGACTTTGAACATTGCACTTGCAGGTACTGGTGTTGGTAAATCATTGTTCATGTGTCATGTGGCCGCAGGTTGTATCAGTCAAGGTCATAATGTGTTGTATATCACACTTGAAATGGCAGAAGAAAAAATTGCAGAACGAATTGACGCCAATCTGTTGAATGTTGATTTGAATGAATTGCAATCTATCAGTCGTGATGATTACGAAAGAAAGTTTGATGCATTGAAGTCCAAGACACATGGTAAACTAATCATCAAAGAATATCCTACTGCATCGGCATCTGCACTACATTTCCGTGCATTGTTGAATGAACTTCGTTTGAAGAAGAATTTCAAACCAGATATTATCTTCATTGATTATCTAAACATTTGTTCGTCTGCTCGTATCAAACCAGGTGGTAATGTGAACAGTTACACTTACATCAAGTCCATTGCTGAAGAACTTCGTGGTCTTGCCGTTGAGTTTGCTCTACCTGTTGTATCTGCTACACAGACAACTCGTTCAGGTTACAGTAACTCGGATCCTGGTCTTGAAGATACATCAGAATCTTTTGGTTTGCCTGCAACTGCCGACTTTATGTTTGCACTTGTCACAAATGAAGAACTTGAAGGTCTGAATCAAATTCTTGTCAAACAATTGAAGAATCGATACTCTGACCCTAACTTCTACAAACGATTTGTTGTTGGTGTTGACCGACCAAAGATGAGATTGTATGATGCAGAACAATCTGCACAAGATGAAATCATTGATTCTGGTCAAGATGATTCACCACCATTGAATACTTTCGGTAATCGTGAGAGAAATCTAGGTTCTAAGTTTGATGGTATTAAAGTATGAGTTTGAATAAAGAACAAGCAATACATTGTGCAAATGTATTCTCGAATTACTTTGACCGATTTGAAAGAATCGATGATTACATTCGTGACCAAAAACTGAATAGTCTATCACAAAGACCACCTGGACTGCCAGGTATGGGACCTGAAGATGATTTGTTTTCAGACTTTTCAATCAACCCAAATGATATGGACTTTGAACTTGTTGAATTACCACAAGATACATGGGACATTTACTTGAATATGATTTCCAGTCATTCAAATATGACCAGTATTCCTGGTCGTTGTTTGAGATTGGCAGTCTTAGAAAAGAAAACAAAGAAGTGGGTTGGTTTCATTCGTCTAGGTTCTCCTGTTATCAATATGAAACCTCGCAATGAAATGCTTGGTGGTGTATTCACACAAACACCAGAATCTTCAAAGGCATTTAATCACACATCAATTATGGGTTTTGTGATTGTACCTTCTCAACCTTTCGGTTTCAATTACCTTGGTGGTAAATTATTGGCAGCGATTTGTTGTTCACATGAAATCCGTGAAATGTTGAACAAGAAGTATGGCATGAATACTTGTTTGTTTGAAACCACCAGTTTGTATGGTAGTTCCAAATCATCATCACAGTATGATGGTATGAAACCTCTGTTGAGATTCAAAGGTCTGACTGACAGTAATTTTCTTCCAATGATGCATGGCAAACCATATGATGATTTGAAAAATTATGTAGAAGATATCATTGGTGAGTTTGTACCTGCCGATGCATCTTCTCGTAAACTAAAAATCTCCAATGCAATCATTTCAATGACTAAGGTTGCACTCAAAGGAACACCAGAGGGTGAGAAATTCAATAAGACAATTGAAAATGCCTTGTCTCTTACCGAGAAGAAAAGGTATTATGCCTCAAACTATGGATTCTCTAACTTTACCGATGTTGTAATGGGAAGAACAGACAAGTTAATTCCAGACAAAGAGAACTTTGATAAACACTATCTGGAATCGATTATAGAGTGGTGGAAGAAGAAAGCACAGGCCAGATATGATAATCTAAAGACTGAAGGAAGATTGCGTTCCGAGATTGAGGTCTGGACAGGTGAAAAAGAACTTGACATTATTCGGTAGTAGTGTTAGCATAAATACTTCATTAATCGATGGAGTATTGAATGGCGTCAGCACTAAACGCAAACGAATTTTTTAAAGTTCCGAGTAAAAGTAGACCAGATAGAAAGAAAGTTTTCCTTGACAAATATAAGGCAAACTCACCTTTCGAAATGGTCGATGGCACTCCTGTTGTCTTTAAGTATGAACCTGCAATCTACAAGAAAGTAGAGGCATTACAACCTGGTGATGCATCAGGTTATAATTCTATTCAACTTAAAGCAATTAATGGCAAGACTTATAAAATGAATAAGATTGCCAAGACGAAAGAGTTTGGCGGTGGCGGTGGTTCTGGTGCAGGTGCAGACTTAACTGCAATTACAGAATCAGGTCAATGTTATATTTCTTCGATTGCATATAATGTTCTTAAACGAGAGATTAAGTGGGAAGATTTGTCGTATGAGAATCTTAAAGAAGCCGCAAAATATGTTGATGCAAGTGATTCTTTGGAAACTGTGATTGAAAAATCACCACCAGATTGGGTGCAGTCTTATATTAAAACTGCAAACATTACATTTAAGAATTACAAAATGCAACCTGGTAAACCTGTTTACTTCCACAGAGGTTCACAGTTTATGAGTGGTGTGTATGCGGCCAAGAAAGTTGTTTTTGATAGAGACAAGGCAAGTAAGACACAACAGGCACCTGGTTCGTTTTCTGATGATAAGTGGAATCCAGGTGACATTTGGCAGACTACATTGAGAGCCGTACCACCAATTGCGACAGATTCTTGGTCGTCATTGAATATGGATATCTACAAATATGCCAAAGCAAAACAGATGTTAGGTGTGTCTCTCAAAAAAGTTGGAGATAAAGCACACATTGATGAATACAATGAACCTAAATTAGTAAAGAAAGAATATCGTTATGAAGGTTTTCGTGTTTCATCAAAAACTGAAAGAGGTGCTTTGCCACCATTCTTTAATTCAATCGACTTGTATATGCAAGTGAGTGGTAGAGAAATTCAGTTTCGTGCCACATCAGGAGAAAAGAGTTGGCAAGGTGAGATTAAAGCAGAAACTGCCGCAGGTGGTAAAATCGGTGGTGGTAATGTGAACTTCTACTTAAAGAAATATACAGGTAAAGGTTTGTTTAATCGCACAGAAGATGAAGTTCTCGCCTTTACAAAAACAAAAGATTTTATGAAAGAGTTTTACAGTTTATATAAGAAACATTTCAAAGAAGCCGGTATTGCAGGTCAACCTGTCACAATGGAAGCATTTGAAAAGTTTGTTAAAGCAAAACAGAAAGATTCTTTAGGTTATGCATTTTCAAAGTATATGAATATGAAGTTCATAGATATATTTTTAAGCAAACCCGCAGCAATTCGTAATAAAATTGCGACAGACTTTTTTAGGTATGCCGCATCAAATACAGACCAGAGTTCCTTTTTTATTAAAGTATCTTAAATGAAATTTACAGACTATCTAACAGAAGCCAAAGAAGGCAAAAATGTTCACCTTGAACATATTGAAGATGAAGTTCTTAATGGCGGTGTTGTGGGTGCGAGAAGTGCAGTTAATTTCCTACAATCATTACGAGACATGCTTGCAGGAAGTTCATCGACAAAAGTAAACATCACTACAAAGTGGGATGGTGCACCTGCAATCTTTTGTGGTATCAATCCAGAGAATGGTAAGTTCTTTGTTGGTACAAAATCAGTATTCAACAAAAATGCAAAGTTGAATTACACAGAAGATGATATTGATGAAAATCATCCAGGTGAAGGACTAAACAATAAACTAAAAGTTGCATTAAGATACTTGCCAAAATTAAACATCAAAGGTGTTTTACAAGGCGACATGATGTTCACTAAAGGTGATATTAAAAAAGAAATCATTGATGGTGAATCATATATTATTTTCCAACCAAATACAATTGTGTATGCCGTTCCTACTGATTCTAAATTGGCTCAGTCTATGTTGGCGGCACAAATTGGTGTAGTATTTCACACATCATATACTGGCCGCACAATGGAAGATATGAAAGCATCTTTCAACATTGATGTTGGTAAATTATCCGCAACAAAAGACATTTGGTTCCGTGATGCATCATTTACAGACGCTTCTGGTTCTGCCACATTTACCGAAGAAGAAACAAAACAATTAACTACTATTCTTTCGTTGGCAGGTCGTATATTTCAAACCATACCATCTTTAACATTGAATAGAATTTCTTCAAGTGAAACCATTTTAACTTATATCAAAACATTCAACAATAGTAAAATTCGTGAAGGTAAAAAGATTACAAATACCAGAGCGCATACATTAGAGTTGATACGGTATGTTGAAGCTAAACTGAACAAAAACATTACAGATGTTAAAAAAGAAGAAACGAAGAAAAAACGAATCGCAGAAAAAACTGAGATTATGAGATTCTTCCGTAGTTCTGCAAATTCACTCACTTCAATTTTTGATTTAATGAATTTGTTAGTTGATGCCAAGTTGATGATTGTTCGTAAACTAGAGACAATCAAATCAATTGGTACATTTGTAAGAACAGATACAGGTTTTAGAATTACTGCACCAGAAGGATTCGTTGCAGTAGATAAATTAAAAGGTAATGCAGTTAAGTTGGTTGATAGATTAGAATTCAGTCAAGCAAACTTTAATGCTCAGAAAGCATGGGACAAATAATGGCATCGACATACGATATCAGTAAAATTATGGAAGAATATGGTGAAGCCGATTTTGGTTTCACCGCAGTTGATGAAGCAGAATATCAGGCAGTTATTGCAGAAAAAGAAGAAACTGCTGAAGAATATAAAGCAAGACTACAACAAGTAGAAAAGATTATTATGCCTTTCTTAACTAATCTTTTGAAAACACAGGCACAACCATACATTCATTGGCCAAATCGTGGACCTGTAATTGAAAAACAGATTCAAAAGATTCTATCGTTGACGAGGGGATAATGTTTAAAAGTAAAATTGATGAAGCCGCATATGTTGGCAACATTGGTGCAATGGAAATGTTCAAGTTTCACCAAAAAGCAAACGATGAACAAAAAAAGAAGTTGCAACAATTAATACAAAAGAAAGACACTAAGGGTGCCTGGAAACATATTCAAAGTGTTACAGGAGTTAAACTACATAAAAGTGTATATGAAGAACATGGTGCAGGTGAGTGGGGAACCGATGAACTTCGGAAGAAATATCAAAAAGACACACCTGGACAAAAAATTAAATCATTTAGTGATTATGTAAAGACTAAGTAATTATATCATTGGAGTTTATTATGAAAGACATTGTGGTTGGTTGTATCACTGGTTATACATTTGACAAAATCAAACCTTGGGTTAATTCGTTAGACAGGTCTGGTTTTGATGGTGTTAAAGCCATGATTTGTTATAATGTAGATTATGAAACCGTGGAAGAACTTGTCAAAAGACAATACACAGTTTTGGCGTTCGGTAAGAACGACAATCTCAAAAAATTCGAATACAAAGAAAACTTCTCTATTGTTGTAGAGAGATTTCTTCACATGTGGTATTTTCTAAAGAAGTTTCAAGGACAATACCGATACATTATTTCTACCGATGTTAAAGATGTAATCTTTCAGACCAACCCATCTGAATGGATTGAAAAGAACATTGGCGACAAAGAGATTAATGTTGCATGTGAATCTATTCGTTACAAAGACGAAGATTGGGGTAATCACAATCTTTTCAAAGCATTTGGTCCATTAGTTCACGACCACAATCAAAACAATCTAATCTATAATGCAGGCACAGTATCGGGTAAGTTTGATACAATGCTCGATTTCTTTTTGAATGTTTACATGTTGTGTAATGGCACAAGTCATTGGACAGAAGGCGGTGGTGGTCCTGACCAGGCAGCAGTCAACATTCTTTTGAACATGAAACCATACAAAGATATCACAAACTTTGCAATGAGTGAAGATGGTTATGCTGCTCAGTTAGGTACAACAGGTCCTCATGTTGCAGGTAAATATGCTGACAAGCTGGTTGAAAAATCTCCAATTTTAGTAGATAATATGGTTTGCACAAGTGATGGTCGACCATTTTCAATCGTTCATCAGTATGATAGAGTTCCTGAGTGGAAACAAATAATTGAGAAAAAATATGAGTGATACATTAATTATTGATACAACATCAAATTTAGTAAAAGAACCTGTTCAATGCCGTGACCCATACGACCATCTAGGTCCTGAAGAATGGGTGCAGAAACAAATTGAATATGGTCGAATCGAATCGAATATTTCTGGTCGTGGACTTCTACCTTTTATCCAAGAGTTGAGTGGTGACTTAGTTGGTTGTGAGATTGGCGTATGTCATGGATTCACATCAGAGTATTTTCTTAAAAACACACCTACAATTAAAAAACTATATGTTGTAGATAACTATCCTTCTTTTATCGATTGGGATGGCACTAGAATCACCGTAGAGAGACAAGAAGTTACAAAGAGATTGTGTAAATCAAGACTAGAAAAGTTTGGTGACAAAGTTACATTCGCATATGAGCATAGTGTAAATTTTGCACAAACTCTCGAAGATGATTCACTAGATTTCGTTTTCGTAGATGGTGACCACAGTTACGAAGCAACACTTGCAGACATTCAAAGTTATTGGCCTAAAGTTAAAAAAGGCGGACTCTTTGCAGGTCACGATATCAATTTAACTTCAGTTGATGCTGCAGTCAAAGAATTCTTTAAAGAAACTCCTGTGAAGATTGTTGAAAATAATGCGTGGTTTCTAATTAAATGAGACATTCAAAAGTAATTATTTGGGGTGCAAAACCTGATACAAGACACACTCATGCCTTTGTGCATGATGCTCTTGTTCGTGCATCACTACATGAAGGATATCAAACATACTGGTTAGATAACAGAGATAACTTGCCAGATGAATTCTTTGATGATGCACTTATCATTTCTGAACAATGGTTAGTATTTCAAAATGGCATCAGCAACAATCTGCCACTCAGACCCACTTCAACATACATCATTCATTATCTTGGTAATAAAGGACCTGTTGAAGGAAATCCAGGTGCGGACATGTACCTTGGTAAAGTAGGTCGTTTGATTGATTTTAGATTTGCGTGTAATTGGGGTGTCAATGGTGTCGTAGATAAAAACTATGCATACTATTTTGAAAAAGAGAAATACACACCAATTAACGATGGCACTTCATTCTTTGAATCTGGTGACAAATACGATATCTTTTATTCTATTTGGGCGACAGACTTGTTACCAAATGAAATCAATTTTGAGAATCGTTTCAGACCATTTCACGAACCCAAGTATGCATCATTTGGTGGTTCAATCACACAAGGTTGGCAAAGCAAAGATGATGGCAACTATGATTATGTTGTGAAGTTTGCAGAAGAATGTAAGAAGAATAATATTCCTTTTGTTCACAATGACCCACATAAGAATCCATTACCATCAGAACAATTAAAAGAATTTGTTTTGAATTCTTATCTGCCATTTGAAGTTCGACCAAACAATCACCTTGCAAATGGTTACATGTCTTGTCGTTCAATTAAGAATGTGAGTTATGGTTGTCTTGGCATTACAAACTCTAAGACTGCATATGATTTCTTTGACCAAGAGATTGCATATTCTGCCGATACAAGTGAGTTGTTTTACATTGCAAAAGAAATGCAAGACAACCCAAAGACAAAAGATTTGATTTTGAATCAAATGAAAAAAGTAAAAGATAAACACACTTACATCAATCGTTTGAATGATATGATTGAAGCATCGGAGATGGCATGGCAAAAGTAGCCTTTATTACTGGTATCACCGGCATGGTTGGTTCACACCTTGCTGAATATTTGATTGCGAATACTGATTGGAATATTGTCGGTCTTATTCGTTGGAGAAGTCCACTTGACAATATTAAAAATTTAATTGAGAATATTAACACCAAGAATCGTGTTAAATTAGTTTACGGAGATTTAAACGATGGAATTTCGATTGATACAGCAATCAAAGACAATGCGCCTGACTATGTATTCCATTTGGCGGCCCAAAGTTTTCCTAAAACCAGTTTTGATTCGCCAATCGAAACACTAAATGTCAATGTTCAAGGCACAGTAAGACTACTAGATGCCTGTAAGAAACATGTGCCACAAGCACAGATTCATGTTTGTGCTTCATCAGAAGTTTTTGGTCGAGTACCACAAGATAAACTACCAATCGATGAAGAATGTAGTTTTCATCCTGCATCACCATATGCCATTTCAAAATGTGGTACAGACCTAGTTGGTCGTTTCTATGCAGAAGCATACAATATGAATGTGCAGACTACAAGAATGTTTACACACACAGGTCCTCGCCGTGGTGATGTATTTGCAGAATCTACATTCGCAAAACAAATTGCAATGATTGAGGCAGGTTATATTGAACCAGTTGTTAAAGTTGGTAATTTAAAATCACTCAGAACAATTGCAGATGTGAGAGATGCCGTAAGAGCATACTATCTGTTACTAACACACAATCCTGTACCAGGTGCATACTACAATATTGGTGGTACATTTACTTGTGAAATTGGTGATGTGTTGAATACTCTATTGTCACTATCTACAATGAAAGAACAGATTCGTGTAGAAGTTGACCCTGACAGGTTGCGACCAATTGATGCAGACTTACAAGTTCCAAACACAGAAAAGTTTCGTTTACATACAGGTTGGAAACCAGAGATTGCATACAAACAGACAATGGAAGATTTGTTGAATTACTGGCGTGAACGAGTTGCAGAAAATAAAGGAAAGTTTTTAACACGATGACATACTATTCACAATTAGGACAAGATGTTCTTGTCGATAGAATAATGCAACAAAAAGTAAATGGCACTTTTCTTGATGTTGGTGGTTCATTCTTCGATAAAATGAACAATAGTTATTTCTTTGAGAAAGAAAGACTGTGGCGAGGTGTTGCAGTTGAAATCGATGAAAGATATAATGAAGGTTGGAAGAATCGACCAAATACATTCTATATCAATGAAGATGCATTGAAAGTTGATTATGTGAAAGTTCTTGCAGACAATAACATGCCCGATGTAATTGATTATTTGTCTGTTGACTTAGAACCACCTGAAGTTACCTATCAGGCATTCTGCAAGATTATGGAAACAAAGTATATCTTCAATGTGGTTACTTTCGAAGTTGATTATTATAGAGATACTTCAACAAGAGACCCTGCTCGTCAGATGATGGAAGATAAAGGTTATTATTTGATTGCAGAGATTAAACATGGTGAACATCATATCGATGATGTGTTTGTTCACGAATCTCACTATGAAAAAATTAAACACATTCTATGATTATCATTAGAACACCATATCGCATTTCATTTTTTGGCGGTAGCACAGACTATCCCGCATGGTACAGAGAACATGGTGGTGCAGTCATTTCTACCACCATCAACAAATATTCTTTTCTTGTATTGAGAAAATTACCACCTATCTTTGATTACAAATATAGAATCAGGTATTACGATAGACAAGAAACAAATTCTGTTGAAGATATTCAAGTACCTGTAATTCGTGAGGCGATTCGTCACATGGGTTTCACAGATGGACTTGATATTACTCATCACGGTGATTTACCAAATCGCACAGGTGTCGGTTCAAGTTCTAGTTTTACAGTAGGATTATTGCATGGTCTTTCTGTATTACAAAACAAAAACCCAACTAAAAGAGACCTTGCACTCGAAGCAATTAACTTAGAACAAAACATTCTTGGTGAATCTGTTGGTTCACAAGACCAAGTTGCAGCTGCATTTGGTGGTTTCAATAAAGTTACATTTGGTGGTGCATCCGAGTTTTTATGTTCTCCGATGCATGTCAATAAGAATACAATCAAAGAACTAGAATCATGGGTTCAAGTATTCTTTACTGAACAATTGAGAAATGCTTCGGACATTGCAGAAAAGAAAATTGAAAACATTAAGGCAAAATCTGTTGATTTGAATATCGTAAAACAAATCACAGAAGAAGCCGAAAGAATCTTGTTCTCCAATAGTGAAACAAAAGTGCAAGAGTTGGGTAAGTTAATGGATGAACAATGGAAACATAAAAAGACCATTGAGAAGTCAATCACCAATAGTGACATTGATGAGATTTACACAAAAGGACTTCGTGCAGGTGCAGTTGGTGGTAAACTGTTAGGTGCTGGAGGTGGTGGGTTTATGTTATTCTTAACACCACCAGACAAACAAAAGAATGTTGCATACGCATTAGGACTTAAAGAAGTGCCCATCGATTTTGAATATTTGGGCAGTCAATTAATATATCACGATTATCAAGACCAAGAGGTATAATATGAAAATTTTTGTGGCAGGTCACCGAGGACTTATCGGTTCTGCAATTGTTCGCAGACTGATTGATAGTGGTGTCAATAAAAATGATATCATTACAAGAACACATAATGAATTAGATTTAACAAATCAACAAGCAGTAAAAGATTTTTTCGCAACAAATAAAATCGACCAAGTTTATGTCGCAGCTGCAAAAGTGGGTGGCATTGTAGGTAACAATACTTATCCTGGTGATTTCATTTATAAGAATTTGATGATTCAATCAAATGTAATTCATCAAGCATATGTTCATGGTGTGCAGAAACTTTTGTTTTTGGGTTCTACATGTATTCTTCCTAAGTTTGCTGAGAATCCAATCAAAGAAGAAACACTAATGACTGGTAAGTTAGAACCAACAAACGAACCATATGCAGTTGCCAAGATTGCAGGTATCAAAATGTGTGAAAGTTACAATCGTCAATTTGGTACAGACTATCGTTCTATTCTACCATGTAATCTTTATGGACCTGGTGATAACTATGACGAAGCAAATGGTCACTTGGCCGCAGGTGTGATTCAAAGAATTCATCGTGCAAAAGTAAATGGTGATAAACAATTCATAGTTTGGGGAACAGGTAAACCTCGTAGAGAATTTGTTTATGTTGACGATATGGCAGATGCCGCAATTCATGTAATGAATGTCGATAAAAAATTATGGGAATCAGTAACAGAACCTATGCAGGCATTTGTGAATGTTGGCGCAGGCCATGATATCGAAATCGGTGAGTTTGTAAAAATCGCAAAACAAGCTCTTGACTATGATGGTGAGATTGTGTATGATACCAGTAAACCTGATGGAACTATGAACAAACTTACTGATAATAGTAGAATTACAAGATTAGGTTGGACACCTAAAACAGACTTAAATATTGGATTGAAAAAGGCTTATGAATGGTATGTCAATAACATCGCAAATAAATCAACGACTATCTAATTACGCAAACCGAGTAAACGCAGGTTTAGAATCAGTAGATAAGTTACAATTACAAAAAGTTTTAGAAACTTTAGAACTGGCATACAAGAAAAGATTGCCAGTTTTTGTGTGTGGTAATGGCGGTTCTCTTACGATGAGTGACCACTTTCATTGCGACCATGCAAAAGGTACACACTATGATGCTCTGTTGCGACCAAAAATTGAACCATTGACTTCAGGTTCTATTTTGACCGCAATTGCAAACGATATTGGATATGATGATGTGTTTGCATTTCAGTTGAGTATGAAAGGTAGTGCAGGTGATATTCTCGTTGCGATTTCTGCATCAGGTAATTCACCAAACATTATCAGAGCAATCAATCAGGCACACAAACTGAATATGGAAGTAATTGCGTTTGTAGGTTTTGATGGTGGTAAAGCCGCAGAACTTGCTGATTATGTTTTACATGTGCGAGAAGATAACTATGGTATCGTTGAAGATTGTCATCAAGCATTAATGCATATCTTGGCACAACACATTCGTGAAACAAATAGTAGAAACGATGGAATTAAACTATGAAAAAAATTGTATTAGTGACTGGTGGTTTTGACCCAATTCATTCAGGACATATTGCATACTTTAATGCCGCAAAGGCACTAGGTGATGTTCTTGTTGTTGGTCTGAATTCAGATGCATGGTTGACCCGTAAGAAAGGTCGACCATTTATGACTTGGTATGAAAGAAGTCAAATCGTAAAGAATTTGAAGATGGTTGATTATGTGATTGAATATAATGATGATGACGATTCTTCAAATCTTGCAATTACAATCACTAGACAATTATTTCCAAATGATAGAATTATCTTTGCAAATGGTGGTGACAGAGGTGATAAGAACACACTAGAAATGGGATATCCTGATGATAACCTAGAGTTTGCATTTGGTGTTGGTGGTGAACACAAAATGAATTCTTCTTCATGGATTTTAGGTAACTACTTTGAGAATAAGACAAATCGACCATGGGGTTATTATAGAGTTCTTTATGAGACACCAACTTGTAAAGTAAAAGAATTGACAGTAAATCCAGGTCTATCTTTGAGTATGCAGAGACACACATATCGTAATGAATATTGGCATGTGGTATCAGGACAAGGTGTTGTTCACGAAGAAAGACCTAGTTCCGCAATTAGAAAAGAATTGTATAAAGACCATCATGTGAATATTCCTTCTGGTGTATGGCATAAGTTATCAAATGAATCAAACGAACCATTGCATATTGTAGAAATTCAATGGGGTCAAAAGTGCGTTGAAGAGGACATTGAAAGAAGATGAGTAAAATTTGTTTTGTAGTTCACCGATATGCACCTTTCCCTGGTGGTTCGGAATATTATGTGCAACAAATGGCAGAAGAATGTGTGCAAAGACACCATGATGTAACTGTATTGGCAGGTGAACACAAAGGTCATTTAAATGGCGTGAGAGTAACATCAGAAGCACAAGAATTAATGGACAAAGATTTAATTGTTGTTCATGGTGGTGATGTTGGTGTTCAAAACTTTGTATTGGAAAATGCACATCGAATTAATTCACCTGTTCTTTACATGTTGATTAAACCATCTGAAAGTCCTACTTGTCTAAAAGGTCTACAAGATGCCAAATATATTGGTTGTTCTGCACCAGAAGATTGGGACCATGTAAAGAAGTGGAAACAAGAACACAAATCTCATAAAGTTATTCATGGTATTTCACCAAATGATTGTATTGGCACAGAAGGTCGTTTCAAAGACAAATACAATATTCCAAAAGATAAGACAATGTTCTTGTCTTGCGGTGGTTACTGGCCAAATAAGAAAATGATGGAACTTGCCGATGCATTCCGTAAGGCAGATTTAAAAGATGCCATTCTTGTAACTACCGGGTATGACAATCGTTTCGGTATCATGCCACATGCCTCAGAGAATGTGATACCGTTAATGGTGGAAGACCCTAAGGATGTCAAAGATGCGATTGCTGATGCAGACTGTTACATTATGAATTCGGATGCAGAGGGATTTGGTCTAGTGATACTGGAATCGATGTTAAACAAGACGCCATGGATTGCACGGAATATTGCTGGTGCAAAACTACTTGCCCGATTTGGGACAGTCTATGATACCGAAGAACAACTTACCGAAATACTAAAATCATGGAATCCTGCCGACTGTGTAAAAACTGCATTGTCTTACAAATATGTCTTACAAAACCATCTAATTAAACATACTGTTGATGACATTCTAAGCCTCATTTAATTATAAATACCACATTAAATAATTAAATTAACTGCTGTAGAGGCGGAGATATATGAGATTTAGAGATTTTCTGCAAGAGCAGAAAGAAAAACATGCCGTAATGGCATTTGGCCGCATGAACCCTGTGACTGTCGGCCACGAAAAATTAGTCAATAAAGTCCAAGAGATTGCGAAAAAAGTTGGTGGTTCGGCTCACATTGTCGTATCACATTCGCAAGACCCAAAGAAAAATCCACTTACTTCAGCACAGAAACTTAAGCATGCCAAGAGAGCATTTCCTGGTGTAAATGTTTCATCGTCTGACAAAGATGCACCCAACTTCTTGGCACAAGCCTCAAAATTACATAAACAAGGTGTTACACATTTCCACATGGTTGGTGGTTCTGACCGTGTGAAAGAATATGAACATCTTCTTAACAAATACAATAATGTAAAAGGTCCACACGGACACTTCAACTTTAAACACATCGAAGTTCATTCTGCCGGTGATAGAGACCCTGATGCAGAAGGTGTTGAGGGTATGTCCGCAAGTAAAATGCGTGAAGCTGCCAGTGAAAATAGATTCCACGATATCAAAAACGCAAAAGGTAAAGTAATCAAACCTGGTTTTCGTAGTGGTGTTCCATCTAAGATGACCGATGCTCATGCAAAAGAAATGTTTAATCATGTTAGACAAGGTATGGGTATCAATGAAGAAATCAATGTTGAATTTGAATCTTTATTGATAGAAGGTGTTCACGATAAATCAATTTTCAAAGCGGTCTTT